GAACAATGGAAGATAAAGGCAATGTATCGTCTAAAATACCCAGACATCGCCAAACTGATGGATGAAGTACGAAAACATTTTCCTGAAGCTCAATTAGTTAAAGTTCGTGAATTAAAAGTGTCTGATACAGCACTCTATTTAGATTGCCCTTTTAGTGACAGAGATTTGGTCAAGAAGTTAGGGGCGAAATGGGATCATTCCAAAAAGAAATGGTTTGTACCAGCTGATGTTGATAAAACTCCATTTAAGAAATGGGGAGTTCCAG